ACGAACAGCTTGACGCCCGTACCTACCGCGTTGCGACCTCGGCTATCCAGTCTGCCGATTCCAATTCTCAATACATAAGGACGGGGAGTCGTTGATGGTTGCTGTAAGTGTTGAGGCGCTGCTGGATGCGCCGTGCCCTCGGGCTGGTTTGACGATTACGGGGCTGGGTATTGGCGATTCTGTCGTGAGTGTGTGGCGTACCGCGGACGGGGAACGTGATCCTGTCCGCGGTGCACGCCGCATGCTCGCCGTTGATTCGGACTATTTGATCGATTACGACGCCCCACTTGGCAGGCCAATCACATACGAGGTCGAGGTGATCAGCGGCCCAACCGGAGCTGCCCGTGTCACCTCATCTTCGGTGACGGTCAACTCCGCAACGGGCTGGCTGATGGATCCGCTCGTGCCCCAGTCTGCTGTGCCAATCATTGGTTCGCATGACAATGACGGGACGCCTTACCTGCGCGGTGAGGCCCTGGCTGAACTCGAGTACGCGGCTGACGTGTCCCTGATCCAGGTGATGGGTTCGGATAAGCCGATGGCGTTGTTTGGTCAGCGCATGGCTGCCCGCGGCGTTCCTTTGTCGATGGGTACGCGGTCGGCTGAGCAGAACAAGAAGCTGAAGGATCTGTTGCAGTCTTCGGCGCTGCTGCTGTTCCGCCCGATTCCTGGCTTCGGTATTGACTTGCCGGGCTCCATGTTCGTCACTGTTCCGTCCGCTGTTGAGGCGCCGGTTGATGTGGCGTGGGGCGGGGACCTCACTTGGTGGGATTTGAAGGCTGACACGGTCGCAGCACCAACGATCAAGGTCCTGACAGCCACGTTCACCTATGGCGACGTGGCTCTACTGTTTGCGACGTATCAGCAGAAGCAGGACGCTACGACCGGCTCTTATTTGGATGATTTGAAACACCCGCTCGGTTAGGAGCCTCCTTTGTTGCCGATTGATGATGTGTCGCGTGCGGCGTTGGATGGTTCGAGGCCTGCTGATGAGCTGGTGGTGTGGGCTTGGTATGACGGTGACCTTGCGTGGCCTGATGCGTTGGGTGTTGCGTCGTGGTCGTTGTCTGGTTCGTCTGATGCGTCTGAGAAGGTGCAGCGGAAACTGTCGTTGACAGTCGCTGACGCTGATGGGTCACTGTCGCCGTGGTTGTTTGATGATCCGCTTGGTGTTGGCGGTGTGGTGTTGCAGGTCATTTACCGTGTTGGTGGTGCTGGTGCGCTGAATGTGGGCTGGTTCCGGGTTGAGGGTAACGCACCTGATGGCACGGTGAATGGTTACACAATCCCGGAGTACGGCTACCTCGAAGCGGACTCTGCCAGCGCCCCGCATGAGCGCCGACTGTTCGCGTTCTCCGGTGCCGTGGTGAAGGTTGATGCGGTTGATTTGACCGCTGACGTTGACCGTGACAAGTTCCTGGCGCCGCAGTCCCCGCGTGGTTCCTCCCCTACCGTGCTGGCTGAGGTCACCCGTCTTGCGAGTGACCACTTCCCTGTTGTTGTCGATGCTGGCGTAACGGATGCGTCCGTGTCTAAGAAGCTCGTTTATGACCGGGAACGCCTCGAGGCCGTCCAGGACCTGCTAGCCAACGTGTCCGCCCGGTTCCGCATGGGCGGCGACGGTGAGATGCACGTCTACCCGATGACCGGACAAGCGCCCGTGTGGCGTGTTGAACCCGGCGCGGGACTGGTCAGCGTTCACCGCACCCAGACGATTGACGGGCTCTACAACTGCTGGGTGGTCGAGGGTAAAGAGGGCGCGAACGGTAAGCCTGTCACGGGCACCGCGTACCTGCGCACCGGGCCCCTCCGCTGGGACGGTCCTCACGGGCGCGTCCCCTACTTCTACTCCTCGGAAATGATCACCACATGGGGTCAGGCACGAGCGTATGCGGAGACTCTGCGTGACAGGCAGGCCGCTTCTTACGCGGTCGAGTTGGACGTTGAGACGGTTCCGCGCCCGGAGATTCAGGCTGGCGACCGTATCGAGGTTGGTTGCCCCATGCCTGCCGGGCATGTCGTGTACTTGCCGGGCGAGGTCGTGTCGGTTTCTGCGGGTGGCTCACCTGTTCCGGGTCCGACGAAGTTTACCGTGTCATGCGCTTATGCGGACGTGGTCACGGCGACCGGAACCACCCCGTTCGGCACCAACCTCACCAGCACGAAACCGGCCCTCACCTGGGACCGGATGCCGTCTTCCTGGGGCTCACTACCCGCGATCATTTGGAACAACCTGCCCTAGGAGGCGCCGATGGCTGCTTTGAAAAAGACCCTTGCGGCCATCCCAGCAGGCGGCACACGCCGCATGTTTGGTACGTCCTACTTTGACGGGGCCAAATGGTGGGTCAACCTGAACGGCGAACTCATCGACGCCCGATGGTCCAACGCGGTCAGCCCAAAGCAGGACGGGGCGATCATCGTGGACCTGACCAACAACGGCGACGGGCAATCCTCCGCCCTCGTCATCGACGGGTACTCCGACCAGCCACGACCGCGCACCGGGACCGTCCTAACGGTTGGGATAACCGAGATTGTGTTGACCGGCGCGGACGGGATCACCTACGCGACGGGCAAGTTCTCCGGGACCTACTCCGTCGGCGACCCGGTCTATGTGGCATGGGACTCGTCAACGCCGATCATCCTCGGCAAGCTCCCCTCAATCACGACAACCCCGCCCACGCAGGCACCTGTCCCGGCAACCCCCGTTCGGTCCACGGGTACAGCTAAGGGTGCGGCTGGGAAGACGAATACTTGGTGGGGTCCGGGTGGCTGGGGTTCTTACTCTGGTTCCCAGAACGGCGGCGAACAGGTCTACTCCGGCACATGGTCCGGAAACACGGTCACCGGCTCCTGGTTCTACGGGGCCGCGTTCACCAACCTCGGATCCAAGACCATCACGGAGATTCGGTTCAGACTCCCTAAGCGCCTCGACCTCGGCGCATCCGGTTCCGCAACGGTCCACCTGTACGCGCACACGTCCAAGTATCAGCCGGGCGGTGACGTATCCCGCACGGTCGGCCCGTGGGATGTGACCGTGACCCAGTCACAGGGCGCGCACTGGATCACACTCCCCCTCACCTTCGCCCCAGTCTTGAAAGCTGGCGGCGGCATCAGCATCTCCGGCGACCCGTACGTCGGGTTTGACGGGCGACTCAGAGACCCGCAATCGGGCCGCATAGAAATGGATTGGACAGCCTAATGTCACAGACACGAGATAACGGGATCAAAGTTCCGGTCAACTCTGACGCGTACACCCTGACGGCGGACCTTGCGACGATGGCTGACACCGCCAATGTTGTGACGGTTGTGGCTGGTTCGTCCGCACGTAACGCGCTCACCAAGTTCGAGGGGCGCCAAGTTTGGCGGATCGACACAGCGCAGATTGAGTCCGTTGTGGGCGGGGCGTGGCGTGACGGCACCCGCGACTACTCGCCCCTGTCCCCGACTGGCTGGTCCTCGTCCGGGACGATCACCGTCACACCCGAGGGCACCAAGAAACGCATCATCGCCGACCTTGTCATCACCCGGACAGGCGGCGACTTCGTCCTCGGCACAACCTCGTGGAGCGTCCTCGGCACCGACGAAAGCGTGATCCCGTCAGCAGCCCGCGGCACATCCCCCGTCAAGTACCTGTCCGCCCCGGTCGTCAACGTTGGCGGCGGCGCAGCAACGTACAACGCGAACGTCACCTATAACCCGACCGGCGCCGTATCAATCCGCGCCGTCAGTTCGTTCACGCTCACCACCGGCTCGTTCTTCACAATCAACGTCGCCTACTACATCTAACAAACGTGTGGCCCCGGACTTGCGCTCCAGGGCCACACAAGCCCCAACCTACACGACCGCCACCCGGCAGGTCACAACACGCCGGGAGGCAAACCATGCGCAACCCTAAGATCAACGGGCGCAGAGGCGCCTTTCAGCTTGTGTCCGCCGGCGTGTACCTCATCGTCGGTGCAAGCTTCCTACTCACCCCGGGCGCAGGTACACGGCAGACCTCGTTGCGGTGGCTCACAGATTACGTGCCGCTCGAACCGTTCGCCGCGCTCTGGGTCCTCGCCGGACTACTCGGCATCGTGTCCGCGTTCCAGTGCCGCCCGCGCGACTGGTTCGGCTTCGCGGCCCTCGTGTTCGCCCCCGGCGTGTGGGGCGCCCTGTTCTTCATCGGCGCGCTCACCGGCAACCCCGCGGCGTTCAATTCAGCCGCCGTCTACTGGCTGTTCGCGGCCCTCTCCATGATCGTCTCAGGCATGCAGGGTGAACGCGACAGAGACACAAGGATCACGCATGAGCCCTGACCAAATACTCACCCTAGCCGGGGTCCTCATCGTTGCCGGCGGTAGTGCCTACGGGGCGACCTACGCGGGCCGCACCTCATCGAAGACGGCCAAAGAAACGAACGCCGTCACGTTCTCCAAGAACCTGATGGACCGCCTCGAATCACTCGAGGACGACGTAGCCGCACTCCGCAAAGACCTGAACCTCGTCTCCCGCAACTTCTCGACGGCCATCAACTTCATCGAACGAATGGTCTTCTGGGCCAAGGGTGGATCCAAGCCGCCCATCCCCGGCATCCCCGAATCGTTGAAAGCCCACCTGGAC